GGCTAGTATTCTTGTACAGCTTGCCAAGCGTCATGAAAAAGAAGGTGAAGGCGACTCTATGGATGCAGAGGATAAGAAGCTTGCTGAAGCTAACAAATACAGCGGTACAACACTCCGCGCACTAACTGTAAAGAATCGCTTTCTACCTCCGTTTTTAGAGACAGAAATGTATCTTTCTTTTAAGACTGGATTGAACAAGTATAGCGGTTTACTCGGTATGGCAGCAGTAAGAGGTATCGTTGAACAGAACGGTGCTACCTATACTGTAGGCGTTACCAGCGGTAAGTATAAGAAGGGTGATAAACTGGGTTATGCTAAGACTTTTGCAAAAGACCCCGCTTTCTACGAGGAATTTATTATCCCAGAACTCGACAAGCGCTTGGCTGAAGAATACAAGTATAACGTAAATGAAGCGCAAGGCGAAGAAGAACCCGTCGAGTAAAGCAGTAGTTCCTGTTTCTGGGGGAATGGACAGTTCTGTACTGTTACATCTAGCAGCTAGTCGTTATGATGAGATAGTTGCTATAAGCTACAATTATGGACAGAAGCACAAGGATAAAGAGTTAAATTGCGCTGCTTTACAAATTGAATCATTAGATATGCCTGTTGAGTACAGGTGGATAGATTTACCGTTTTTTAAGGACATTTGTCAGATATCTTCACTTCTCAATAACAAAATTGCAGTAGCGAAAGCAAAGGATGTAATGGGTGACCCACAGACAGTAAACTATGTTCCTTATAGAAATATGATGCTACTAAGTATATCGCTAGCTATAGCGGAGAATGCAGGAGCCAGTACAGTTTTTCATGGAGCTGCACAAGCTGATAGTGTTGCAGGGTTTTGGGATGGGAGTGTAGAATTTTTAGAGCAAATAAATAAAATTTCAGCTCTTAATCGTAGAAATAGAATTACAGTACAAGCTCCCTTAATTGATAAATCTAAGGAAGAAATTATAAAACTTGGTATAAAATTAGGTGTAGATTTTAGTCAGACTTGGACTTGTTATGAGGGCCAAGAACAGGCTTGTGGTGAATGTACTGCATGCTCTTTGAGAATAAAAGGCTTTCTTGATGCAGGCTATATAGATCCATTATCTTATAAAATTTCAGTACCTTGGGAAAAATATAAGTGTAAAAAAATTAATTAATTTTTTTATTCGTAATCAGTTATATAAGCAGGATCACCCGGAGATTCTTTAAAATTTAAATAATCATTCATAAATTCTTGATCATTAGCTAACTCATCTAATGCATCTTTATCTTCTTCTGGAATTGGCAATTCACCAGTACCTTCACCTTCTTTTTGCTGAACTTCTTTTTCAACTTCTTGAAGCTTTAATACGCCTAGTTTTTCTAACTCAGGCAATACATCATACGATTTCAATGTAATTTTTGTTGCCAATCCAGGAGTTTGATTGTATTCAGTTATAGCATCTTTGACAACTTTAAGAGCTTCAGATTTTTTAAATTCATTAGGCAAGCTATTAACTATACCTTTAATTACTGGATCTTTTATTTTTACAGTTAAATCAACTTCATATATCTGTTCTGCTTCTTGTTTTTTAGACCTCACATCTTTAACTTTTTGTATTCTTTCAGCTTTGCGTTCTTGCCCTGTCTTCTTTAATCCACCAGAAGTTTGATTACCTTTCAATACATAAAGTATTATATAATTTATGGTATAACCAGCATCAGTTTTACTTAATCCAAAATTACTTGCAAAATCTTGAGTGATTTCAGATCTAAATGTTTTTGGATCTCCAGGGTAATGGTAAACTGTTTTATTTTCTACTTCTTTTTTATCAGGCATTTTGTCTAAAATAAATCTAGCCATGTTTCTAGCAACATCTTCTTCTGAAATATTTTGTTTTGCAGCTATAGATGCAATTGCACCACCACCATATTTTTTTCCTTGTCCCGGGAGAGTTTTCTTTGTTACAGGTTCTACATCAATATCACCTGCAATATCTATTGGATATTCTTTTAAAAGCCGGCTCTGCTTATAAGCCTCATATATTAACTTAGAGTCCTTATTCACCTTGAATTATTTATTATTTTATACTATAATATCTTTAATGTGTGGTATTTTTGGATCTAAAAATTACAAGACTTACATAAAGCTTTATGATAAAAATAGAGCTAGAGGCGATTTTGCCTATGGTTCTGTAATGCTCGATAGCAAGATGCATGCTTCTATAAAATCCGCAGGCACATTCAAGCTCACAAATAAATTATACCTTAGCCTTAAAAACAACAAAAGAAAAAATTTTACTGATTTTAAAAACTATTTAGGACACTCACAAGCACCTACCTCTCAAGTCAGAGAGTATTCTCACGAGACAACACACCCCTTTAACACAGAAAAGTGGTTTGTAGCGCACAATGGTGTTCTTTCAAATGAAAAAGAACTAAGAAATATACTACACAAATACAAGACTATTAATTCAGTAGATTCATCTTTAATACCCGCATTAATTGATTTATACAATAAAAAAGATAAAAATGAAATTAAATGCATTACATCTGCTTTATCACAGCTTAAAGGCAATTTTGGTATCTGGATTTTAAATGCTAAGAATAATAACGTTTATTTAGCCAGATCAGGTAGCACGCTTTACGCTGATTTTTTAACTAATGATTTTTCTTCTGTTAAAATTTCTGGTTTTAAAGCTCTTGAGGAAGGTGTCCTATACCTGCAAACCCTTGAAGGTCTTACATCTGTTGGTAACTTTGAACCAAACTCTCCTTTTTTTACACCATGAACAAAACAGCTTTTTATTTTGCTACAAGAAATAACTCCGCAAAAGACACTAACGCGTTTAAATCTCTTCAAAACATTGCTAACATTGATTTATTTTTTGATACTAACAACAGCGAAGGCCTGAGCAAGAAGTATAATTTTATTTTAAAAAAATATAGCTCTAAATATGAGAACATAGTCTTTTTGCATGATGATGTTTACTTAGACGATTTAAATGTTTTGAACAAATTAAAAACAGCGCATACAAAATACGATATTGTTGGTTTAGCTGGTGGAAATTTGCCAAAAATACAGAAACCTGCACTATGGCATTTAATGTGCGGCGGGTTTAATAGCGGTAATTTATTTGGTGCAGTGGCCCACAGATTTAATTACCAGATTGCCATGACATCCTTTGGACCAACACCCGCTCGTGTTACATTATTAGATGGCTTGTTTTTAAGTGTAAAAACAACATGTTTTAATATCAGCGGGTGGAAGTTTAATGAAAATTATAGCTTCCATCATTATGATATATCTAGCTGCATAGACGCTAATAAAAAAAAGCTTAAATTAGGCGTTTATCCTATATGGGCAGTTCATGATTCACCTGGACTTCTTTCTTTAGAGGATAAAATGTTTAATACCAGCCAAGAGACTTTTATAAACGAATACATAAAAAATGGATAAATTAGATTTAGATTTTTTTGAGAATATTATTTTGTATAAATCTTTAACAGATGATACTTACCTTGCGTCTATTATTGATTATATCAAGCCTGATTATTTTAAAAATAAAGACATTAAAAACATTTTTAAAATTATAAAAGATTTTTATCTAGAGAGAGGCACCAAGCCTTCACCAATAGAAATAAAGGCATATCTAACTACAGATGAGCTTAAGAATAGCTTTAAAAATGCAGTTAGCCTTATTAAAGATTTGGACAAAGTATATAACAGTGATGAGCTCACTAAGAACACAGAAACCTTTTTAAAGGAAAAAGCTGTTTATACTACTATGCTAGAGGTTGTTGATAATATTAACAAAAGCAGTGTCGACACAACACAAATACTTAACAAATTTGAAAAAGCATGTAATATTTCTCTTGCAACTGATATTGGCTTAGATTTATTACAGGACGTTAGCATGCTGGTTAACAGCTTTAACAACGACGAAAAACATATTCCGTCTAAATGGAAGTGGCTAGACAAAAAAATTGGTGGAGGTTTTTTAGAAAACGGCAGATCATTATATGTGTTTGCTGGAGAAACAAATATAGGTAAAAGTATTTTTCTTGGAAATGTAGCTGTAAATATTGCATCACAAGGCAAGACTGTTTTGCTCATTTCACTAGAAATGCCCGAACTTATATATGCCAAAAGGCTTTGCTCAAACATCACAAAGATCCCCTTTCACCACCTCAAATCAGAATCAACCACCTTGTTCCAACAGCTAGAAGAATATAGAAATGAAAATAATTCAGCAAAACTAATAATTAAAGAGTTCCCCCCTTCTTCAATTACATGCAATCACTTAAAAGCTTTTTTAAAGAAAATATTTAATCAAGGAATTAAAATTGATGCATTAATAGTCGACTATATTAATCTCCTACATACTACAGTAGGAAACAATACATATGAAAGAGTCAAACACATAACTGAGCAACTTAGAGCATTAAGCTATGCTTTTAATTTACCAATTATTTCAGCAACTCAGCTCAACAGATCCGGCTACGACATAAGCGACCCAGGTCTCAATACTCTGTCTGAATCAATGGGGCTAGGACATACAGCAGATGTAATTTTAAGTATTTGGCAAGAGGATACAGATAAAGAACTAGGAGTAATTAAGATGGGACTAATGAAAAACAGATTTGGTGAAAATTTTGGCTACTGTAATATGAAAATTGACTACCCTACACTAACACTTACTGAAGACGAGACTAACAACGATACTGAGGCTTCCGTATCCTCCATTGCAGTATTAAATAATTTAGCTTCAAGTTGATTTAGAAAAACCTTACATTAAGATAAGTTGTGAACAGCAACACGAGAGATGATCTGTATTTATTTACAGATTGTGATTTAGATGGTGCTGGTTGTTATTTTTTATTAAGAAAAGTATTAAATGATGCTGAAATACCGCACACTGTTTCAACTGAAAAAAAGTTTAGAAACAGCTTTCTCTCCCTTCCAAATAAAGAAAATTACAAAAAAATTTATATATGTGATTTAAGCGTACTCTGCAATAATCTTGATATAATCGATATACCCAATGTTGTATACATAAATCATAGAAATACTGACTCATATAAATGCATTGAACACAAACATCTACGCCAAGAGTCACAAGACTTTTCAAGTTGTACATTATTAATGTACGATCGCCTTAAAGCAAAAATTAATCTCACACAAGAACAAAAGAGACTTTTATCTCTTATTGATGACTATGAT